GGGCCTGCGGTAGCGATGATCCCGCCCGCCCCGTTCCCTTGGATCGTTCCCCCCGCGTCGATGGTCCCTGACGGGGCGACGTTGAAGTTTGCTCCGATGACGACGTTGTTGCCATCTACCGCCGCAAGGTGCAGCTCGCCGTTGGAAAAGTAAATCTCGGCTCCCGTTGCGGAGTCGGTCGGATCGCCCGTGCCGTCGCCGATGTAGATCCCGTCCCCGTCCGGGTCGGCGGCGATCACGTAGCGCGGAAAGTCGTCTCCCTCGATAGCTATCGCGATCGCACCCTGGTTCTGCGGGAACACCAGTGTCGTCAACTTCGCCCCGCCACCAGCAATCGTGTCGTCGTAGGTCGTCGTATCGACCGTTACGCCGTCCGCATTGGCGGTCGGGATTACCGAACCGGCGGGCTGGGAACCGCCATTCCCGCCCCTCACAGCAGCAGCCGCCCCGATCGCCTCCGGGTCATACCCATGCATCACCCGATACAGCTCCGACACCGTCGGATCGACCAACTCGTCGAGCTCAGCGTCGAGCTGGATCGCAGCAGGAACGTCAGACTCCGCCACGGCTCACCTCCGTGAAGAAAGAGGGGCGCCCCGAAGGACGCCCCCCGTTACCCGATCCGACCAACCTACGACGCCGTCGTGATCATCGCGAACGCACCGTCGTCAACGACGACAGCCTCGAACGCACCGATCAGCCCGACCTCGACACCACCGATCGCCGGCTCCACCACACGCAACTCGACCGGCGCACCGGCCGTCTCCGCCACCAGCAACCCGGCGGAATCGCCGACGACGATCACACCGGTGTCCATGCCGCGCGAGATCACGATGTTCAGCGGCCCGACGTTGTCACCGTTCACAGTCGTGAACTGAGAGAACGCGCTCGACGTCAACCCAAGCAGATACCCGTACCTGTCCGGGGCCATGTAGATCGTGTTCGCCACACGGCCCGAGTTCGTGAACACGTCCGAGTAGCCGGCACCAACAGCGGTCATGAAGTCCGCGAACGTCGGCGTTGACGCGAGCGTCGACGAGATGTTGAAGTCGAACGCGGAATGCTGCATCGCCTGCGCAGCATCCTGCTCCGTCTTCAACGCATAGTCGGCCGCCGCCAACCGGAACCACAGATCCAACGCGTCGGGCGTCGACCAGTTGATCGCCTGCCACGACAGATCGCCACCACCGAGGTAGGTGCTGGCGTTCGTCGTCTCCATGTCGACGACCATGCCGGTGTTGCCGGCCTCGGTCTTCTCCGACGCCTGCACCGCGACGACCGGCCTGGTTGCGACCTTCGGGAACGTCAGCGTGCCCCGCTCCAGCGTCGACCGCACCGCGGACGCGACGAGCGGCCGGGACGTGTCGATCACCTGGAAGATCTGCGCGATGTGCTGCGCCGGCTGCAAACCGGCGACGTTCGCAGACAGCGTGTTCGCAGGCACACGCTTGATGAGATTCAGGCGCTCTCTCGCAGCCTGGATCTCCTGCTTGTCGGCAAACTGCGCCGCGATCTTTGAGCAGGTCTGAGACTCCCGCGTCAGGATGAAGTCACGCGCGTAGGCGGACATCGTCCTGTAGACGACGCCGTCGCCGTCTACCTCGACTCCCTCCGCCGACCCGGCAAGCGCCCTGCGAATCGACCGCGACGCTTCCATCGCAGCCTTGTCACGCTCGAGAGCCTGCGACAGTCCGCCGATCTCCTCGTCGAGCGTCGAGGCGCGCTCACGGTACATCTCGATCTGCTGCTTCTGAACCTCGTCCGGCATCTTGTCGTCGTTGCCGTCGATGCGCGAAAGCAGTTCCTCGTGAAGCTGTTGCACCTTGTCCCGCTCATCGAGCAGGGACGCAAGCCGAAGCTCGCTATGCGCGGTTGCGCTCATAGCGCCTTTACCTCCTAAGAGTCAGTGGTTTCGTCTTGGAGGCGGGTGCCGTCTTCGGAGGTGCCGGTCTCTGCCGGGGTGTCCGTTTCTGCGGGGTGCGCCTGGTATCTCTGCGGTAGTGCGATCCCGAGCCGTTTGCAGCGTTCGATCAGATCGGGGTTGATTTGAACCGGGAGCAACTCTTCGTCAAGCGTGATCTCGACCTCCTCGCGAACTGCGAGCACGCGCGACCCTTCGTAGGCGGCGAACCGTGTGAAGGCGACAGCAACGAGGTTCGCTCGTGCGCGTTGCACGACGCCGTCGCGAGACCTGATGTTCTTCACCGGCTGCGCCTCGAGCGATACGCCATCGAGCGACCCGGCAGTGATCAGTTGCCGCGCGGTCTCACCACCGGGCGTCTCGAGCAGGCGGAAACTTCCGTATACACCGTCCGCCGATGTACGCAACACCACGCCGTGGCCAACCTTTCCGGCGATCCCGGGCTCATGCTCGACATTCGCGTGAACACGATTCGCGGCGTTCAACTGATGGTCGAACACGCCGGGCAGCCACTCCTCCTGATACGGCACGCCTTTCGGAACGCCGCCGAGGCCATCGTTGTGCGTGATTCGCTCACCGTACGGAACGATCCGCACATCCACGGTTCTGCCGTCGCCCGGTGTGAACTCCGCGGCGAACGTCCTACGAATAAGGCCCCTATCCGGGGCCTCATCATGCTGCTCGATCAGTTCTTGTTCGACTGCGGTCATCCGGTAGCACCTCCGATCGCCGCCACTGGTCGCAACTGCTGCGCCGGAGACGCCTTCGCGACCTGCGAAAGCTGCTCGTCATCATCGTCTGAAAGATCCGTGATCTGCGCGAACGTGTCGGCAGCGTCGAAGCTCACCCACTGACCGCGCGGGAGCATCTGCGCGCTAAACGCGTTCGCGATCCTCGTCGCCGTCGGACGCAACTCGAACCTCCACCACATCTCCCCCAACGCCGCAGGGTTCTGATACGTCAGCCCGCCCTGCAACGCCATGTTCAGCAGCACCGCCGGAATCCCGTACGCCGTCGCGATCGCCTTCGCGTTGAACTCCTGCGTCTCCAGTAGCGCCAGGTCGGACGGGTTGAACGACAACGGCGTGAAGTCGAGCTCCGGCGGCAACACCGGAGGGGCACCGTTGCGCCTTGACGTTGCCGTCATCCACTGCGTCTGCAACGCCTCCGCCTGCGTCTGATCAAGCTTCCGCTGCGACTTCAACACCGCCTGCGGAATCCCGCCCTGCGACACCGTCATCGACTGGTTGCCCGCCGCCAGCAAACCCCACGCCGTCTGCGCGTATGCGCGCAACGCCGAGGTTCCATGCAACCCCGTTCCCGGGTTACGGTCGATCTGCACCACCCGGCTCGCATCGAGACGTATGTCGCCAAGCTTGTAGACGCGGGCGCCGTCCTCCATCTTGATCTCCACAGCCGCAGACGGCAACACCGTCCACGTCCGCGGCAACCCGTTCGCGTAGAAGTCCGTCACATACTGGCACGAGAACCCCCAGCCGTAAATCTGCGCCACCGCCGCGTGCAACGCGTCACCGATCCCGTTCGGGTACCAGTTCGGATCCGGCGCCGACACCCACGACGGCTCGCTCGGCCCGTGATACACGAGCGGCATCGACGCGATCTGCTGCGCGTTCAACTGCTGACAACGATTCGCGACCCACACACGATCCGCCAACGACGCATCACCGACGAGGAACGTATTGTTGACGTTCTGATCCCACCAGTTCGGAATCTGCGAGTTGAACAGCGACATCCGCGTCCCCTCAAGCGGGTCGACGTCACGCCGGATCAGCTCACGCTTCAGATCAGCCTGTGTCGTCACGCGCACCCGGCCGCTGCCGGCGATGTCCTCGTAACGCCGCTCGGTCACGACTTCGTCTTCGGTTGCATGTTGTTGTCGATAACAAACTGCGCGAAGCCAGCAGGCTTACTACTCAGCGGCTTCTCCTGCATCGTCATCTCGTCCCAGACATGCACCTCGCCGTTGGACACTGTGACCTTGAGCTCCGACTTCGGAATCCAGATCGACTTCGTCAAAAGATCGACACCCCGCCAAGATCACTCTCATCCGCCGACAACACCGCAAGCGACGACGCAATCACCGGGCCCGCGTCCGACGTCGACTTCGTCCGCGACCACGCCCACCTATCCACCAACGGACGCGTACGCGCACCACGCACAGACGCGTTCAGTTCGTCCTGGCCGAGATGCCGCAACGTCCGCTCACCGACCGCATCGACGAACAGACCGCACGCACGCGCATAGTCGCCCGTCCCCAGCCGCCGCACCGTGATCCCCGCATCATCGACACGCTTCGCGATCGACGCCGACGGACCGAACCCGTCACAGACGATCTCAACAACCTCATGCGAGCGGTAAAGCTCCTCGAGCCGTTCGGCAACCCAGCCGGTGCCGGACCGCGAATGGATTACCTCGACATGAAGCTGGCCGCGCTCGTTCAACCCGGCCGCAGCGATCGTCGTCTTCCTGCCGGGCGACACATCGAACGCCAGACAGACCGGGTCGATCAGCACCGACTTCCCGTCCTCTACGGCGGCCCAGTCGTCGGCGGAGATGACGACGTCGGTGGAGCCGTCCGTCGCCGGGTAGTCGCCCGCACCGAGCAACTCGACCGCAAAC